TGAGGGGAACCAACCTGGCGTGGTTCGGGTTGGACGAACTGACCTACACGCAGGAAGAGGCGTGGCTGCGGCTGGAAGGCCGGCTGCGGGACCCGCGGGCGAAGCGGCTGTGCGGATTCGGGGTGTGGACGCCGAAGGGCTACGACTGGGTCTATCGGAAGTTCCTGGCGGACCGGGTGCGCGGATACGACACGGTGATCGCGAAGCCGTATGAGAACCGGTTCCTGTTGGAGCGAATCCCGGACTACTACGAGCAGTTGCGAGGGAGCTATGACGAGCGCTTCTTCGAGCAGGAGGTTCTGGGCGAGTACCTGAGCCTGGAAGGCACGCGGGTATATGCGGCCTTCGACAGGACCACGCACGTGAAGGACCTGAAGGTGGATCCTTATCTGCCGCTTTTCTGGGCTTTGGACTTTAACGTGGACCCGATGTCGTCGGTGGTGGCGCAAGTGGCGCACGGGCAAGTGAGCGTGCTGGACGAGATCGTAATCCGGCACGGAACCACGCATGAAGCCTGCGCCGAGTTTCTGGCGCGGCACGGAAAGCATCGGGCGGAAGTGGTGGTGTTCGGGGACGCATCGGGACACCACCAGATGACATCGGGGGCATCGGACTACGAATTGGTCCAGGAATACTTCCGAGTGAATTCGAACCTGCCGGCGCAGTACCGGACGCCGCGCCAGAACCCGAGCGTGAGGCTGCGAGTCAACCTGATGAACGCGAAGCTGCGGACGGCGGCGGGGCGGGTCGAGCTGCTGGTGGACGGGAAGTGCAGAGAGCTGATCAAGGATTTCGAGCAGGTGATGTACAAAGCGGACAGCGGGCAGATCGATAAAGACCGCGACCGCATGAGGACGCACCTTTCGGACGCGCTGGGCTACCTGGTGTGGCAGGAATGCAAAATGTCCACGCCGATGGGGGAGCGCGGCAGAAGGATGTTATAGGGCGCGGGGGGCGGTTGCAGGGGAGAATGCCGGCACGGACGCCGGCATGGCAGGCTAAAGCCCGCTCCACGGGGGCAGGAATTAGAGGGACATGCAGAACATCAATCGCGAGCATCCGGAGTACGTCGCACGAAAAGCGATGTGGAAGCGGTACAAGGACCTGTATGCGGGCGGCGAGCGCATCCGGGAGAACGCGCCGGAATATCTGGTGCGGCGGCACAAGGAACCGAACGACATCTACGGGGAACGGCTGAGCCGGGTGTTCTACGAGAACTACATCGGCTCGGCGATCGATTGGTACGCGGCCACGCTGATGCGGCGCGAGGCAACCCTGCTGTTCGACGGCAACGACGCGGCGGCGAAGAGCTTTTACAGTCTTCTGACCGGCGACTGCGACCTGAAAGGGACGAACCTGCACGAGTTCTTCCGGCGGCAGTTCATACAAACGCTGGTGTGCGGAAGCAGCTACGTGGTGGTGGACTTCCCGCGAGCGAGCGGGGGGGCGCTGACACGGGCGGAAGAGGACGCATCCGGGCGGTCGCGGGCGTTCCTGGTGGATTACGGGCCGGACGAGGTCATCAACTGGAACTACGACCCGAACGGCGGGCTGGAGTGGGCGGTGATCCGGACGTCGTGCCTGCAGCAGTCGAAAGTCACGGACGCGAAGTGGGAACGGGAGACGCGGTGGATCTACTACGACCGCGAGCGCTTCCAGGTTTTCCGGAAGAGCGACGAATCCGGCGAGATCGAGATGTTGGACGAAGGACGGCACGGGCTGGCGGGCGAGCGGCGGGTTCCAATGTTCCGGATGGAAGCGAGCGAGGGGCTGTGGCTGATGAACAAGGCGGCCCTGGTTCAACTGGAGCACTTCAACAAGTCCAACGCGCTGGCGTGGGCGCTGACGATGGGGCTGTTCGCGAGTCCGGTGGTGTATTCGGAGCGGGAGTTCAGCCAGGTGGTGGGGGAATCCTACTACATCCAACTGGGGCCGGAAGACCGATTCGGATGGACGGAGCCGGAGGGGAAGGTCTACCAGATCGCGGCGGACAATCTGGTAGCGCTGAAGGACGAGATCTACCGGGTGTGCTACTCGATGGCGCAGGCGGGCGGGTCGACGGGGGGAAGCCAGCGGCAGTCGGCGCTGAGCAAGCAGATGGACTTCAGCATTACGGAGGAGGTTCTGCGGGCGTACGGCGACATGGTGAAAGAGACCATGAAGCAGGTGCTGTGGGCCATCGCGGCGGCGCGGCGGGACGACATTTCGATCGAAGTTTCGGGTCTCGACGAGTTCGACATTCAGGACTACGGCACGGAGCTGGACGACGCGAAGAAGCTGCTCGATTTGGGGATCGGGTCGGAGACCTTGAAGAAGCAGATATTCAAGAGGCTGGCTTTGAAGTACCTGTGCGACGCGCGGCAGGAGGTCAAGAACCAGGTGGCGGAGGAAATCGACCGGGCGCCGGCGGGGTAAGGGCGCCGGTGTCTGTAACGACCGCGAACGCGCGTATAAAAAGGCCAGCGTCCCGAGGAGTCGGGACGCGGCAGGCAGGAGTGCCCGCGCCACAACGGCAGGCAGGAGTGCCCGCGCCACAAAGGCCGGCGGGTTGGGAGGTGGAATCGAGAGGGTTATGGAAGAAAACGACGTGCAAGCGATCGTGCGGCAGGCGCTCAGCGAGTTCGTAAACCAGGAACATGCCAAGAGCGAACCGGCCCACAAGGCGGAGTTGCAGGAAGAGCGCAAGCGCCGGGAGCAGTTGGAGCGCCGGGTTAACGAGTTGGTGGAAGAAAACAAGCGCAGCCGGCGTGTAGCGGAGGAAGCGGAAAGAAGCTCGGCGGTGCGAGCCGAGCTGCAACGGCTGGGCGTGGCGAAACTCGACCTGGCGTTCAAAGCCGTGCAGGATGCGGTAGTGCGAACCGAAGACGGGCGGCTGGTGGCGAGAACGGATAGCGGAGAAGCGTCCGTGAGGGACTACCTGAGCGCGTTCGTGGCGGAAAATCCGGAATTCCTGCCGGCGCGGATTGCGGGCGGGAGCGGGCTCTCAGCGACGCTGAAGGCTCCAGGGGCCAGCCGTGAGACGGTGGACCTGGAGCGCATCCGTCCTGGAATGGACGCGGATGAAATGCGGCGCGTGAGAGAGGAAATCGTGCGGGTGGCCTCACAGACCCTGCGCGGGCATTAGGTCTTCGACCGCCTGGAAGGGTTCGCCCGTGGGGCAGCCTGTCAAGCTGCGCGCCGGTTGGCAACCGGCGCTCCGGGCGGGTTGACAACCCGCCGCAGGTTGGCAACCTGCCCCACGGAAAAAGGACATGTTCACGCGGTCAGAGACTTAGAAGGAACCGGCCAGCGGGAGACCGCGGGCCGGGCCGACCCGGCCCTTACGGCCGGCAAAAACAAACAGTTAGGAGAATCGATGGCAGTAATTACTTCAGCAAACGTCGCGACTGCGATTGTCAAGCTGGTGGCGGCGGAAGCTTTGCCGGTGCTGGTGGGGAACCTCGTGATGGGGAACCTGGTCAATCGAGATTATGAACCGGTTCTGGCGCAGGCCGGGGACACGATTAACGTACCGATTCCGCCGGTGATGGTGGCGAACAACATCATCGACGGGATCGGATTGGTGCAGCCGCAGAACCCGCCGCTGGGGAACGCCCAGATCGTGCTCAACACGCACGTGGAAGCGACTTTCCAGATTCCGGACGTGATCAAGGTGCTGGCGGTCCCGGACCTGATCAAGATCTACATGCAGCCGGCGGTGGCGGCGATCGCGCAAAGGATCGAGAACGATCTGCTTTCGCTGTACGCGGGATTCACGCTGAACCCGACGGTGGGAACAGCGGGTTCGCCGATCACGGAAGCCACGATCGACGCGGCGGAGACGGCCCTGTTCCTGGCGAGGGTTCCGTCCTCGGACCAGAAGTTCATCGTGGTGGACGCGGCCGCGTATTCGGCTTGGCGGCAGATACCGCGGTTCAGCGAGTTCCAAACGGCGGGCGACGCCGGATTGCGCGCGCTGATCGACGGGACGGTGGGGAGGGTGAAAGACTTCTTCGTCTTCCGTTCGCAGTGGGTGCAGAAAACGGGCAGCAGCCCGGTGACCACGCACAACCTGGCGTTCACGAAGAATGCGATCGGGCTGGTGGTCCGCCGGCTGCCGCAGCCGCTGCCGGGAACGGGGGCGATCGCGGAATACGCCGAGCTGGGCAATTTCGGCATGAGGGTGACCATGAGCTACCAGCCGAACACGCTGGCGCAGCAGTTCACGGTGGACGCGCTGTACGGGTGCGGCATCCTGCAAAACGTGCTGGGCGTGCAGGTGCAGACCTAGAGAGGGGGACGACGGGCCCGAGGGCCCATTCGCGGCGCCGGCGGGGGCCGGCGCCGCGGTTTTTCGAAGGCATTCCGGGCGAGGAGGAGAGATATGGACATGAGAGCGTATTTTCAGAAGATTCGCGACGCGGTGGAGGAAATCGAAGAGCCCTTCCCGATCGTCATCAGCCTGGCTACGGGCGACGGAGGAAAGGCCGGCACGCCGATCGAGGTGACGCGGCCAGTGGCGGCGAGAATGATGGTCGAAGGATCGGCGCGACCGGCGAAGCCGGAGGAAGCACAGCAGTTCCGGGAACGGCAAATCGAGGCGAAACGCCTGGCGGATCAGGCGGCGGCCGCCGCCAGGGTACAACTGACGGTGCTGACAACGGACGATCTGAACCGGCTGAGAGAACCCGGGAAGCACGGCAAGGACTAGACGAACATGGCTCTGTTCCTAGATGGCGCGGTATCCACGACGGAAGACCTGGCGGCGCAGGACTCGCAGCTACTGAATGTCGCCAGCACGGAGGGAATCGACCTGGGGGGCAAGCTGGCGCTGGCGCAGGAAGAGCTGGACATCGAACTGCGGGCGCTCCTGAACAGGGGCAATCCGGTGGACCCGCTCGGTTGGATCGCGCCGACCTATATCGAGAACGCGGGCATCGGTCACGTGGTAGTCACTCCGCCCTTGAAGATGTGGCACACGTTCCGGACCCTGGAGACGGTCTACCGGGATGCGTACAACAACGCACTGAACGACCGCTACGCGGGGAAGCGCGACGCGTTTCACGAAATGGCGGCGTGGGCGCGGGAGAAGCTGACACTGCTCGGGATCGGAATGGCCTGGAACCCCGTGCCGCGAGCGGCGACTCCGGCGGTGGCGCCGGCGCAGGGATCTCTGGCGGCCGGAACCTACTATGTGACGATGGCGTGGGTCAACAGCGCGGGCGAAGAGGGAGCGAGCGCGACGCCGGCGGTGACGACCACCACGGGCAGCACGTTTGCGATACGGCCCGGCGCGGCGCCCCAGGGAGCGATTGGCTGGAACGCGTACGTGGGCGTTTCGGCGGGCGGCATGATCCTGCAAAACGGGGCGCCGCTGGCGCTGGGGCAGAGTTGGACACAGCCGCCGGCGCCGACGACGGCGGGGCGGACGGCCGGATCGGGGCAAGCGCCGAGCTACCTGTGGCCCTCGCCGCGGATATTGCAGAGGGGCTAATGACCAGTCGAATCGGAAGCGCAATCACGTCCAAAGCGATTGCCAAAATGACGGCGCCGCAAGGGGTGAGCGCCGAACTGGCGGCGCTCGCGCCGCCGGACCAGACGGCGGCGGCCCTGTGGCAGGCATCGCAGGTGCGGGCGCAGAACGCGGCCGCCGATCTGGTGGAGCGCAGCAGCGGGACGCCGTACCCGGCGGCGAACGTGTACTGCGAGAAACTCACCAATAAGCTGACGGAGAAATTCCGGACGTTCTCGGGGACGGCGCGGATGGCGATCGAAATTCGTTATTCGCAGGACCGTCTGGAGGGGCTTCAGGACCGGCTGGAGTTGTACACGGACGCGGTGGCGCAAACGCTGGACGCCTCGCGAGGCGACTGGGGCGACGGGATGTTCTTCGCCGGGGCCTACGAGGTATCGTTCGGAGCGGTAAAACACGGCGGGAAGAACTTCATCCAGCCGGCCAAAATCACATTCGATATTGAAGTGAGCAGGAGCTAGCATGTCCTCCTATATTTCCTCTAACGCAAACCGATTCTACACGGCGCTGGAGAGTTCCTACGGGCAGGCGGGAACCATTTCGGCGGCCAACCGGATCCCGGCGGTGAAGCTGGGGATCGCACAGCAACTGGAGAGCGTCAAGCGCCAGGACAAGACGGGCAGCCGGACCTTCGCGGGATTGCCGCCGGGCGGCCGGCGGCGCACGGATTTCGACCTGAAGACGTATATGACGACGTGGCCGAGCGGTCAGGCGGCGCCGGCGTACGGGCCGCTCTTCCAAGCTGTTTTGGGAGCGGCTCCGATGGCTTTCGCGGGCGGAACGGCGGCCTCGTACACGACCGCCGGCAGACTGGCCTTTCAGGCGCCGCATAACCTGGCGCCGGGCCAGGCGGTGGCGTGCGGGGGCGAAATCCGATTCGCGGCGGCCATCGTGGACGCCAATACGGTGCAGTTGAACGCGCCATTCACCATACAACCGGCCACGGGCGGCGCGGTGGCGGCGGCGGTGACGTACGCGCCCGCGACGGCGCTGCCCAGCGTGAGCCTGTTCGACTACTGGTCGCCGGCGACGGCGGTGCAACGCGTGCTGTGCGGCGCGGCGGTGGACCAGTTGGACATCTCGATCGACGGCGATTTTCACGAGTTCCGCTTCCGCGGCCTGGCGCAAGACGTGCTGGACAGCAGCAGCTTCTCCTCGGGCCAGATGGGGGCCTTGGAGAGCTTCCCGGCGGAGCCGGCGCTGGCGGCGTTCGACTACTCGATCGTGCCGGGGCACATGGGCCAGGCGTGGCTGGGCGCGTCGCCCGCCCAGTTTCTGACGATCACCAGCGGAACGATCACGCTCAAGAACAACCTGGATACGCGCGAGAAAGAGTTCGGGAGCAGCCTGCCGCGGGCCATATCGCCGGGCCAGCGAACGGTGACGGCGGCATTCGATCTCTTCAGCATGGACGATCAGGCGACGCAGGGCCTGTACCAGGCGGCGCGGCAGCAATCGCCGATCGGCGTCATGTTTCAGCTTGGGGAGCAACCGGGTCAACTGCTGGGCGTATACCTGCAGAGCGTAATCCCGGTGGTGCCGGAGTTCGACGACAGCGGCAACCGGCTGCAGTGGCAATTCCGGCCGGCGCGGGCGCAGGGCACGCTGGACAACGAGATTGCGGTGGCGTTCGGGTAAGGCGGCGGGCGCTTTGCGAGATTGACGCAGAGACGCTGAGCCACAGAGAACTCGCAGAGGATTCTCAGAGAAAGTTCGACGCAGAGACGCTGAGCCACAGAGAACTCGCAGAGGATTCTCAGAGAAAGTTTGACGCAGAGACGCAGAGGCACAGAGATTTCGCAGAAGATTCTGAGAGAAAGTTTGACGCGGAGACGCCGGGAAAAGAGAACAAGGTGGTGGCGGGCGGAAGCGCCCGCCCCACCGGCGGAATACCAAAACCCATGATTTACGAAAGCGTGAAGACGGTTGAGTCGGCGGTGGCGCCGGGGGTGACGTTCGAAGTGGCGCGGATGTCATTCGACCGGCGGGTGGAACTCATGCGCCGGGTGCGGGAACTGGCCCGGCGCATGGAGTTTCTGGAATCGAGCGGCCGGGCCGGAGACCAGATGGAAGCGGCGCTGCTGAAGGCGGAGGTTGGCCGGCTGTTTCTGAGCTGGGGGCTGCGCGGAATCGCCGGCCTCGAAGTGGACGGTGCGAAGGCCACGCCGGAACTGCTGGCGGAAGCGGGGCCGGAGAGCCTGTTTCAAGAGGCGCTGGCGGCGGTGCGGGCGGAGGCGGGGCTCACCGAGGCGCAAAGAAAAAACTGACGGTCGCCTTCCATTTCCAATTCTCCAACCAGGCTGGTTGGAAGTGCGACGCGTGCCGGAAAGCCGGCCTGGAGAAAAGGCGGCGCTGCGGGTGGACGGAGGGCGCGGGGGAAGCCGCGGGCCCGCCCGTATGGGTGAGACGGGGCGTGGCGATTTCCACCTGCCCGAAATCGTACGTGACGGGCGAAAGCCTGGCGCTGGTGGAGGAGTTCCTGATCCGGCGGCGGCTGGGAGGGATACGCGCCGCCGATCTGGATGCGCGCCGGGTGGAGGCGTTCCTGGTTCTGGAAAAGGCGCTTGAAGCGGAGACCAACGATGGCCAGCACACAAGACGATCTTCTCGATGATTTCGCGACGCTGACGGGCGATTTGGCGTCCGGCCTGAGCGCGGCGGATTCGCCCGGCGGGGCGGGCACGGATTACGGCGGATTGCAGATCGGCGACACGGACCCGCCGGCGCAACCCGGCACGGTCGGCGGGGCAAGCAACAAATCCACCAGCGGGTCGAGCGGCGGGACGTCGGCGGCCATGCTGATCCTCGAGAGCGGGTTCGGACTGGCGCCGCTGATCGGCGGACTGATGGGGCTGTTTGGCGGAGGCGGTTCGTCCGCCCCGGCGCCACTGACCAAGTACGCGATGCCGGCGGCGCTCAACATCGAGGCGGCCGATACCGGACAAGGGCTGAGCAACGCGGACTACGACCAGACGGGAATGCCGCGCGCGTACGACGGGACGGGGAGCGCGGCGCCGAGCAATACCGCTTCGGGAACGGGCGGGGGGCAAACCGGGACCGCCGGCGGCGCTTCACCATCGCAAATCACGGTCAGCGTGCAGGCGATGGATGCGCGGTCGTTCCTGGACCGGAGCGCGGACATCGCCGCGGCGGTCCGCGACGCGATGCTGAATCTGAACAGTATCAACGATGTGGTGACGGACCTCTGAGCATGGCCAATTTTCCCAGCTTGAAGACCGGCGCGGTGGCGCAGTACCCGGCCACACGGCGAATCCGTTACCAGAACCAGGCGCTGCGGTTCGTGGACGGGACGGAGCAGCGCTACCGGGACAGCGAGGGGCCGCTGCGGCGTTGGGAGATCCGCCTGAGCCAACTGGATGAAGGCGAAATGGCGGCCTTGGAGGAGTTTTTCACGGCCAACCAGGGCGCGTACGGGAGTTTCGCCTTCACCGATCCGTTCGATGGCTCAACCTATCCGGATTGCAGCCTGCAGGCCGATGCGCTGGGCTTGGCGGCGGTGGCGGATATGCGCAGCACGACCTCCTTGACGGTGGTCGAGAACCGGGACTGACAATGCTGGTCTATCCACAACTCGGAACCGGAGCGCTCAGCCAATTCCCCATCCGAAAACAGAGAAACACGCGGACCGTGATCAATACGACCGCCGACGGGCGGACCGTCAGACTGGCGGACCCGGCCGCCGTGACCACGGGGTGGCAACTGGCGTACGCGGAGCTATCGGATTCCGAGCTGAGCGCGATCGAGGCCTTTTTCACCGCGGCGGAGGGAACGCTGAACGGGTTCACCTTTCTGGACCCGGCGGGGAATCTGCTGGCGTGGAGCGGCCAACTGGACGATGCGGCATGGGCCCGCGGGCCCATGCTCTCGCTAACGAGCGGGGAGCCGGACCCGGCCGGCGGGGCGCTGGCATGGCGGCTCACAAACAGCGGCGCCGGGCCGCAGACCATTACACAGACGCTGGCCGCGCCGGGCGACTACGTATATTGCTTCAGCGTCTATGCGCGGGCGCAGGCGAACACCGGCGTGACGGCTCTGCTGGGATCAGGGCGGCAAGCGCAAACCGCGACTACGGGCTGGAACAGAATCGCATTCACGGGAACGGGCGGCGCCGGAGCGGAATCGGTGCAGTTCGGACTGGAAATTCCGGCGGGCGCGACGGTGGATGTGTACGGACCACAGGCGGAGCCGCAGGAAGGCGCATCCATCTATCGGGCCAGCACGCTGGGCGGCGTCTACACGAACGCCAGGCTGCGCGACGACGAGCTGGCGGTCACCAGCACCGGCGTCAACCGGCACTCTTGCACGGTGAACATCATCCATGTCAACCATCTTTGAGCTGAAGGAACAGGCGGTCACCGACACGCCGCTGCTGCTGTTCGACTGCGTATTGCCGGGCGGGCAGACGGAGAGCTGGAGCACGCACCGCGTAATCAACGCGGGGGCCACGTACGAAGCGCGGGTACTTCAGCACAACGTCTTCGAAATGCAGACGGCGTCCGAGCAGGGCGTGGATGGAATCCCGCGCATCTCGATCGTGCTGGCCAACGCCGATTCGCACTTCTCCGAAATCGAGCGGGCGACGGGATGGAAGGGCGCGCAGCTCACGGTGGGATTCCTATTCTACGACTTGCCCAACGCGGCGCCCGCCAGCGAGACCCAGGTTCTGTTCCAGGGGATATGCAATCCGCCGGACGAGATACGGGAAGCCACGTTCCGGATCACGGCGACCAACCGGATGAGCCTGCAGAGGGCGCTGATGCCGCAGGTGCGGATACAGAAACGCTGCCCCTGGAACTTCCCGGCGAATCCGGCGCAATGCGCCGAGGCGGTGAGCGGAGGGAGCAACGGGAAATACTCCCTGTATTACCGGTGCGGGTACTCGGCGGGAATTGCGGGCGGCGCCGGGAGCCTGAACGGCGGCGTGCCCTTCACGAGCTGCGGCTTTGCGCGCACCGACTGCGTGACCCGCGGGATGTTCCCGGATTTCGGAGGGATCGAGTACGTGCCGCCGACCATCTCGGTGCGCACGGCGGGCGCCAAGAACTGGCAGACATCGGCGGAGACGGTGAATGCGGCGCGGTACAACGATTTCGTGCCGATGGTTTACGGCACGGCGTGGTACGCACCCCCGGTGGTATTCGCGCGCAACGACGGAAACCTCACGCACATGGAAGTCCTGCTGGGGATCGGCGAAATGCAGGGTGTGCGGACGGTGCTGGTGAGCGATGTGGAGATCACGCCAGGTATCGCCGGGACGAACATGACGGCGACCGGATGGTACAACATCCCCACGCTGGGGACGCGCGCGGGAACGCAGAACCCGGATTTTGTGGATGGGTCCGGGCAGCCCGCGGGGGACCCGTACGGCAGCATGGCGTACCTGTCGGTGGTGGTTCCGAACCGGCTGAACGACGGCGCGACGCTGCCCACGGTCAAAGTCCTGGTGGATGGCCTCAAGATCCCGTGGTACAACGCGGACGGATCGGCGGCGGGCGAGCAATTCACCAGCAACCCGGCGTGGATTCTGCTCGACATCCTGCGGCGGACGGGGTGGAGCACGGACGAAATCGACATGCCGAGCTTCGCGGCGGCGGCGGCCTACTGCGACGAGGCGATCGACGCGCTGGACATTTACGGCAACCCCATTACGCTGCCGCGCTTCCAGTGCAATCTGGCGTTGAAAACCCAGCGGAGCGCGGGGGACCTGGCGCGCGGGGTGCGGAACTGCGGCCGGCTGCTGCTGACTTATGGCGCGAATGGCGTTGTGCAAGTCCGGGTGGAGGACGCCATTGCGAACCAGCAGCCCGTACAACTGGCCTGGTCCAACAGCGTGGATCCGCTCAACGGAGGGTGGCCGAGCTATGAATTCGGCGACGGCAGCAACGGTTTCGGCGGGATACTGCGGCGCGCCAACGGGGAACCGTGCGTGCGGCTCTACTCGCGCAGCCTGGCGGACACTCCCAACCAGATCGTAGTGGAATTCCAGGACGCGCTGAACGGCTACCAGCAGGACAGCCTCTCGGTGGTGGATCCGGACGACGTGGCGCTGAGCGGG